ATTGTGGTACGTGATTGATATCTTCTAAGATTAGGTATCTAGCATTAGTCACTGCCCAGTCTAATGCACCATTGGGCAAGTACTGGCGAGGATTAAATGTCTGTGGATCTACAATAGCATCAACCCGACCAATGCCTGTAGCAAGATCAAAGCCCAGAGGCAATGATCCATCTGCTAGTGAACGTAATCCGTTAATGTCTATTAGTGTATCAGCATAAACTGTTTCATCATCCCAATTAATATGCATGGTTGCATCGTCAGTTGGATCTAAACTAATAAAGCCAATAATTTCTGAACCGTCGGGCTTTTGTAATCTAAGTTGACTTAGCCCTGCTGTAAACTTGCCTGGGTATAGATCGAGTATACTGTTCCAGTTAACATCAGGACCAAACTTAACTGGTACTGTAATGTTGTCTGGATTGTTAGTAGGTGCTTGAATAAACACACTTGCTCCGTCTGCTAAATCACTTAACAAAGGGCTATCTAATTCAACTGTTAGGTTAACTAGTTCGCCTGTGTAATTTACGATGGTGTAATAGTCTCCGCCTAGTTTAATTTTACTACCGGCAGGAGGAGTTTCATCTAAGCCACTTAGGCTAATAGAAGTTTGTCCTTGACTATTTGTAGTAGCCACTCCGTTGACTACTATTTGTTTAGCTAGACCTTTTGCGCCCGGTTGTTGTGTGTCGTTTCTTAGATATGATTCGCCTTCACGTAGTAGTTTAGCATAGTTGTCTAAAACTATAATGCCCAAGTTACCTAGTGTATGACGGCCAATACTAATGCTAATACGGCCGGAGAAGTGATCTGTATTTTGACTGTCTTCATACGCACCACTATCAATCGTTCCAGGAGGATCGGCAAACATATTTGTAACAATTTGTGTTATGATGCCCAACTTCTTAACCTTAGCAGGAGTTGTTAACCATATAGGTGTTTTAAAACTTAATGTTGCGATGTCAATATCTTGTTCCAAACCTTGTGGAACACTACGACTTGTAAAAATCATATTAGTCAATTCAACAGTACTTAGGCTAGTCCAGTCGATATAGTTGTTACCGGTCTGTACTTCCATTGAAGGATTAAACAGTACTAATAACTGTTCAAGTATTTGAAACTTTTGATCAGTGTTTGTGGTCCATATATCAGCGGCAAACTCTAAATCAAACGGAGTTGGCATTAGTCGTTCTACTGTATAATTTGAACCCTGTGCGTTAAGATATTCTTGACCGTTTTCATCAAATGCACGTTCACGTATGTTTAACTTGCTGACAAATGTAGGGTCTTGTAATCGGTCACGAGCAAAACTCATGTTCTTAATGTAACAGGCAATGAATGGAGCACTCTGAACAATGTTCTCAGAATTCTTGTTTATGATCTGTGCTACTTGACGATTCATATCACCGTAGCGAACAGGAATTTGTACAATCTTACCTTTGGCATCTTTGTAGGCAAAGTTGCTCATCAGTCGCATAAACTGAGTTAGGTATCGTTTTATTTGTCCATCGTAGAAGTGCTGAATTTTAATTCCCCTTTAATTGTCGGCTTTTGGTTTGAGTGCCTTACTTAGTGCTTGACGCTCTTGTACTAGTTGACCTGCAATAGTTGCGGTTGTTGTATTGTTAATAAAGCTGGTACGCTGAGTCTGTCGTGTTTGACTATTAGGTGTAGATTGGTTTCCATTAGATGGGGTATTGGTCATCGTCATACGTACATTATCTTCAAACTTCATCCATGATTTTCCATTGTAACGGAATAATCTGTTTGGCAAATAATCTGTACGTAAATGAAATTGTCCTTCAATTGGAGATGACGGAAATGTAATTCCAAAACTATAGGGTGCGCCATTTGGTGGTCGGCCATCACCTACTAGATATCCAACGTATAGTTCCTTCAATGGACTCTTGTATGCTGAGCTAGTATCAACTACGTTGCCTTGCCAGAAATGTCCGTTCCATATTTTTAATATAGGATCTTCGATGTTATTGTTATCTAACCACTTGTCACCTAATGCAGGATCTGCAGGTGCAGTAAGACTAACTGTTGCTCCAGCAGTACTAGTCCAGTCCCAACTTGCATCAGGTGCATGATCATCCATACTTGCATCTTGAAGCATCAACAGGCCGCTTTCATCTGTGGGTAACACGTACATATTATTTGTATCATACCCGCTTAGAGGAGCATCTAGTTCTGCTTGAGCTACTATCTGTTCGTTGATCTCTATATTTTTATTATAGGTACTGATCAAATCACGTAGTGTAGAACCTGTAGTATTTCCTTGACTGTCGGTTTGTATTTGATCAAGAATCTCAGAGTATTCTTGACTGTCAACAAGTGGTACACATTTAACACGAAGCAGGTGTGGATACCAAGTTTGACTAAATCCATTGCTGGCACGAGTTACGTCTTGCACAACATAAAATCTCTTTAGTGCTATGCTAGAATCATCTAGTGCATATTCATCTTTTAAGTGCGGTAATTCTAATACATCACCTGCCATAATTTTACGACCTAATGTTTCCACAGCATTGCGTAAGTGGAAGTGCATAAAGATGTTGTCGTTGTTTAAGAAGATACCAAACTGACTTAGGTTAAAATCTAAGTCCTGCATTTGATATATGCCGCGCATTACATAAATGTTGGGGTCATAATGACGATCACGGTTTTCCATTAGGATTACGTCTTGTATGCCTAGTTCTGGAATAGGATTTGATTGTGTAGGAACGCCTGGTGTAGCTTCACCGTCTAGAGGATTAACAGGACCCATGTACCTATGTACAAAAATGTCGACACCCCCAACTTGAAATTGTTCTTCAATTTGTCGGTCTAAAAAGCGGAAATCGTTGCCCTTTTCGGGACGGTACAGGGATAGTCTTGGCATAGTCGTGTATTTATAGCTAAATATTTGTATGAGCACATTTGACGCAACCCGCCAACCCGTAATTGACTACATCAAGGCCATGCTTGGCGATGGTATGATTGATGTTGAATTAGACCCTATACACTATAATACCGCTATTGACCGTGCGTTTTCTAAGTATCGTCAAAAGAGTTCAAATGCTGTAGAAGAAAGTTTTGCATTTTTAAACTTAGAACAAGATGTAAACGAGTATACTCTAAGCAAAGAAGTAATTGAAGTTCGTCAGTGTTTCCGCAGAAGCATTGGTTCTAGAACAGGTGGTGGGGATACAGGTAGTTTATTTGAGCCGTTTAACCTTGCGTATTCTAATACGTATTTGCTAAGTTCTAGCCAAATGGGCGGACTTGCAACTTATTATATGTTTGCCAGCTATCAAAAGATGGTGGGTAAAATGTTTGGTAGTGACATTAACTTTTCCTGGAATGCCGCTACTAAGAAACTGACAATCATGCAACGCCCTAGAGGTGAAGAAAGCGTACTTCTTTGGTTGTACAATACTAAACCTGATTTTGCCCTATTAGATGACCCGTATGCTGGCATTTGGTTAAAAGACTATGCTCTTGCACAATGTAAAGTCATCCTAGGCGAAGCACGTTCTAAATTCGCACAAATTGCTAGCCCACAAGGTGGTACACAATTAAACGGCGATGCTCTTAAAGCAGAAGGTAAAGAAGCTCTTGATAAAATGGAGCTTGAACTTGCAACCTACAGCACTGGTGAAAAACCCATGTGGTTTGTAGTTGGATAATAATCAAAACTCTTGACTTTGTAATCAAACTTACATAAAATATAGTATCACCTGGGGGATAGTATGATTATTGGGTTTGTAGGTCTAATTGGTTCGGGCAAAGATACTGCCGCGGACTATCTGGTTAACTTTCACGGATTTCGCCGTGATTCATTTGCTAATACATTAAAAGATGCGGTGTCGGCTGTTTTTGGTTGGGACCGCGTTTTGCTGGAAGGGCGTACAAAAGAAGCTCGCGAATGGCGAGAGCAAGTAGATCCTTGGTGGGCAGAGCGATTGAATATGCCGCACCTAACTCCAAGATGGATTTTACAATGGTGGGGCACTGAAGTTTGCCGTAGTGGTTTTCACGATGATATATGGATTGCAAGTTTAGAAAATAAAATGCGTAAAACGGGTGATAACATTGTTATTAGTGATGTGCGTTTTCCCAACGAAATTAAAGCAATTCACAATGCAGGTGGATTTGTTGTTCGTATTAAACGTGGTGAAGAACCTGAATGGTTTGAATCTGCTGCCAGCGCAAACCGCGGTCCTGATGGCAATATAACCTGGGCAACTAGCCGACGTAAACTAGAAGTCCTTAAAATTCATGCTAGTGAAACTGCATGGGTTGGTGGTGATATTGATT